GAGGTAATCGTCTCCGTCGCTGATGATGCGGGACACCTGTCCCATGGCGGCCAGCCTCAGCAGGGTAATCCGATGGGCGTCCAGCCCGGTGCTATCAACCCCCTCACCGGCCAGCCGTATTTCGGTTAAGTAAGCGAAAGACACGCGGCCGCAGAATAAGCGGTCGCGTGTCTTTTTTCTAAGGAGGACAAGTCTATGTTTGATTTTGATACCCCTCGGGAGGCGAAGCGGTTCCGCGTCAATCATCCGAACGGGTACATTGAGATAAACGTGGGGACGTTCTTTGGCACCTCCCCGCAGAAGAAAGTGAACAAGCTGCTGCGCCTCGCCCGGAAGTATTGCACGGAGGAACAGCGCAGGGAGCTGCTCTGCAATATCGTGGAGGAGGCCAAGTATCGCTCGGACATCCTCGATGAGCTGGACAGCTTGATTTCCAAAGGCCGGATGCTGTTTCACGCAATTTTCGGCAAGCAGTGGCCTACCGACATCATCTCAGCCAGCGGGTATAACGCCATCGACAAGCAGCGCAAGCAGTTGAGCGCCTACGCGGAGGTTATCGCGGGAGAGAGGTGGGAAGGATGAAGCACCATCTCAGCATTGACCTTGAAACCTTCAGCAGTGTTCCCATTGGCAAGGCCGGAGCCTACAAGTATGTGCAAAGCCCGGACTTCGAGATCCTGCTGTTCGCATACAGCCTGAACGACAGCCCCGTGGTGGTTGTGGATTTGGCGCAAGGTGAGGTTCTCCCGGACTGGCTCTATAAAGCCATAGAAAGCCCGGAGTACATCAAACACGCCTACAACGCCGCGTTCGAGTGGTACTGTCTCTCGAAGTTCTACGGTCATCTGCTGCCGGTGGACCAGTGGCGGGACACGATGCTGCACGGCCTCTACTGCGGCTACACAGCGGGCTTGGACGCCACCGGCAAGGCGCTGGGTCTGCCAGCCGAAAAGCAGAAGCTCTCGGTAGGCAAGGCGCTCATCCGGTACTTCTGTGTACCTTGCACCCCCACACAATCAAACGGTGGACGGCACCGCAACCTGCCGAAGCATGACCCGGATAAGTGGGATTTGTTCAAGACCTACTGCCTGGGCGACGTCACCACCGAGAAGGAGATCGAGCGCCGGCTGTCGGCCTTTCCAGTGCCGGATGACATCGAGAAACAGTGGCAGACCGACCTGCTCATCAACGCCAGAGGCGTGGCGGTGGACATGGGCATGGTGCGCGGCGCTCTGGAAATCGGGGCGCAGTCCCGTGACCGGCTCATGCAGGAGGCAATCTCCATCACCGGGCTGGAAAACCCGAACAGCATCGCCCAGCTCTCGACGTGGCTGGAAAAGGCCACTGACACGCCCGTCACTGATCTGCGGAAAGACACGGTTGCCGCTATGCTGGAAAGCAACGCTGTGACCGGCTCGGCTAACCGGATGCTTGAAATCCGGCAGGAGCTGGGTAAGACCAGCACCAAGAAGTACGACGCTATCGAGGCCGCTGTGTGCGGCGATGGCCGGGTACGAGGGCTGCTTCAGTTCTACGGAGCCAACCGCACAGGCCGCTGGGCGGGCCGTCTCGTGCAGGTTCAGAATCTCCCGCGCACCTACATTGGGCAGCTCCCGCTGGCTCGTGAGGCCGTCAGGAACAAGCAGGAGGACAAGCTGCGGTTCCTCTACGGCTCCGTGCCTGATACCCTGTCCCAGCTCATCCGCACGTCGTTCGTGGCGTCCGAAGGCAACAAGCTGGTGGACGCCGACTTCAGCGCCATCGAAGCTCGCGTCATCTCGTGGCTCGCGGGAGAGCAGTGGCGGCTGGAAGTGTTCAGAACCCACGGCAAAATCTACGAGGCGTCGGCGAGCCAGATGTTCGGCGTCCCGCTGGAAAAAATTAAGAAGGGCAACCCCGAATATGCCCTGCGGCAAAAGGGCAAGGTCGCTGAACTGGCGCTGGGTTATCAGGGAAGCTCCGGTGCGCTCATCGCAATGGGCGCTCTGAAAATGGGCATCCCAGAAGACGACCTGCCGGACATAGTTTCCCGCTGGCGGGATTCCAATAAGCGCATTGTGGACCTCTGGTATTCGCTCGAATCGGCGGCGGTGTCTGTCATCCAGACCGGCCATCCGGCGGGCGTCCGAGGGCTGATGCTGGCCCGTGAGATGGACATTGAGAACGGGTTGGACTTCCTCACCATCACCCTGCCGAGCCGCCGCAAGCTCTACTACGCGAAGCCCTCGCTCGGTGAGAACTCTTGGGGCCGCCCCTCCATCCTCTACTACGGCGTCAACCAGACAACAAAGCAGTGGACGCAGCTCGAAACCTACGGGGGCAAACTCGTGGAGAACTGCGTTCAGGCCATCGCCCGTGACTGCCTTGCAATCGCCATCGAGCGGTTGGAGGCCGCCGGGTTCCCGGTGGTGTTCCACATCCACGACGAGGTGGTAGTGGACTGCCCTGCGGAGAAGGCCGACCTCGATGAAGTCGTGCGGCTGATGTCGCTGTCGATTCCGTGGGCGCCTGACCTTCCCCTCAACGCTGATGGCTGGGTTGGCGATTTCTTCAGAAAGGACTAACGCCATGTTCGTACACAAAAATGCTGAGGGCTATCCTGACCCCACAGTCGGCGAGGCCATGAGCAACATCGCTCAGGAGGAACGCCGCAAGGAGGCTGACCGGCTTGCCGCCATCAGCGCCCTTATCCCCGTGATGAAGGGCTGCGCAGAGTTGGTAGGCTTTGAGGTCGTGGGCCGGATCGTCCTCATGGACAAGGAAACTGGCAAGAAATACAGGTAGACGGAAGGAGGTCGGAGCCAATGGTCAATGACCGCCAAATTACAATCTCTGTCGGCAATAACCGAAAGAGCGTGAACTGGCAGCCGCAGACCCTGATGCTGTCGGAGTTCTATGAAAAGCTCCGAATCCCCAGCCGCTCAACGGAGACGATGCAGGAGTACCTCTCCCTGCGGAAATCTGAACAGGATGACAAGAAAGACATCGGCGGGTTCGTCGCTGGCACCCTGTCCGGCCCGCGCCGCAAGGCCGGGGCCGTGACAGGCCGCGAAATTATCACCCTCGACTTTGACACCATCCCGCCCGGTGGCACCGAAGAAATCCTGAAGCGCGTAGACGCGCTCGGCTGCGGCTACTGCATCTATTCAACTCGCAAACACTCACCGGCAAGCCCCCGGCTGCGTATTCTGCTGCCCCTCGACCGCACGGTCACGGCAGACGAATACGAGCCGCTGGCCCGGTATATGGCCGTCTGCATCGGCATTGAGTTCGCTGACCCGACCACGTTCGAGGCCACGCGGCTGATGTACTGGCCGAGCTGCTGCAAGGACAGCGAGTACGTCTTCACCTTCGGCGACAAGCAAATGCTCTACGCAGACGGTCTGCTGAATGTGATGAACGAAAAGTACGGGGACTGGCGCGACGTCTCGAAGTGGCCGCAGGTCCCCGGTGCAGACAACGCCTATAAGAAACTGGCAATGAAGCAGAGCGACCCACTCAGCAAGGCTGGCGTGGTGGGCGCGTTCTGCCGGACATACGACATCTACGGCGCGATGGACACCTATCTCGACGGCATCTATGCGCCGGTGGATGATTCAAGAGGAAGATACACCTACCTTGGCGGCAGCACGACCGGTGGAGCAGTGGTGTACGACAACGGGATGTTTCTGTACAGCCACCACTCCACCGACCCCTGCTGTGGCAGGTTAGTCAACGCCTTCGACTTGGTGCGCCTGCACAAGTTCGGCGACCTCGACGATGGAGCTGACCCAAACACGCCCACGAACAGGCTCCCATCCTACACGGCGATGTGCAACCTCGCTGTGGAGGACGCGCGGGTCTCCCGGCAGCTTGCGAAAGAACGAGCTGATTCTGCGGTCAGCGACTTCAGCAACTTGGCTGAGGCGGCCTCATCCAGCGAGGGTGATAACCTCGACTGGACAATGGACTTGGAGCTGAACCGGCAGACCGGCACGATTAAGGCTACCATCGACAACATCTGGCTCATCCTTGAAAATGACCCGAACCTCCGGGGCAAATTCGCGCTGAACGAGTTCGCCGGACGTGGCGAAGTGCTGGGAGACCTGCCGTGGAGCGCGTTTGACAAAAGAAGGGGGTGGACAGATAACGACAATGCCGGCCTCTACTGGTACTTCGAGAAGGTCTACAAGATTACCGGCAACGGCAAAATCGACGGTGCTCTGTCCCTGCACAGCGAGAAGCACAAGTTCAATGACGTCCGCAACTACCTGTCCAAGCTGGAATGGGACGGTGTGCCGCGTCTCGATACCCTGCTCATCGACTACCTCGGCGCTGAGGATAAGCCCTACGTCCGGGCAGTCACACGGAAGTCTTTCACAGCGGCGGTGGCCCGGGCAATGACGCCGGGGTGCAAGTATGACACCATGCTAATCCTCGCGGGGCCGCAGGGCATTGGTAAGTCTACGCTTCTCGACAAGATGAGCAAAGGCTGGTTCAACGATGGCATCCGCACCTTCGAGGGCAAGGAGGCCAGCGAGCTGCTGCAAGGCGTATGGCTGGTCGAAATTGGCGAGCTGGACGCCTTCAGGCAATCAGACGTGGCTCGCATCAAGCAGTTCCTGTCTCTGCGGGCAGACCGGTTCAGAGCAGCCTACGGGCGTCACGTCAAGGAGCTGCCGCGCTGCTGCGTGTTCTTCGGCACCACCAACACCGCCATGTTCCTGCGAGATCGCACGGGCAACCGCCGGTTCTGGCCGGTGGACGTGGGCGTCCAGCCGCGCAAGAAGCTCGTGTGGGACACGCTCGATGAGGAGATTGACCAGATTTGGGCCGAGGCCGTCATGCGCTGGCGGTTTGGTGAGGGCCTGTTCCTGACCGGCGAGCTGGAAGAAGAAGCGAAGGAAGAACAGGAGGCCCACCGCGAGGTCAGCAGCAAGGAGGGCATCATCCTTGACTTCATCGACCAGCCGGTGCCGGAAGACTGGCCGAAGTGGTCGCTGGACAAGCGCCGGCTGTACCTCAACGGCACCGTGGAGGGTAGCGTAAATCTCGTCAAGCGCGACAGAGTGTGCGCCTTGGAGATTTGGTGCGAAGCCTTTGGAGGCCAGCCACGCGATTTCCGGTACAGCGATTCCACCGAAATCAATGACATCCTCCGGGCAATACCCGGATGGGAGAAAACGCCGGGAAGTCTGCGCTTCGGCTACTGTGGCAAGCAGCGCGGATTCCAGCGCATCAGAGGGAGGTAACATCATGACAAAGAACACCGAAACCCTGCTCAGGCTCGTGCAGGAAAACCCCGATTTGCCGGTTGTCCCGATGGTGGACGGCGGCATTGCGTGGGACGATAGCGGCTACTTCATGGCCGCGTTCGGCGCGGCTGAGGTGGACGAGTACATCGTCTCCCGGCAGGATGACCGCATTTACTTCAAGAGCGATGATGACGTGTTCGACGTCTTGGAGCACGTGCTTTCGGACGAGGAGTTCAACGCCTTGCCCCAAACTGAAGCAGAGTGCCGGCCCTACTTCGAGGCGCTGCCTTGGATAAAGGCCATCATTGTCTACATCGACCCGGTGTGATAAGGAGGCCGCAGATGAGCAAGAGAAGCGATTTGGAACTCGTCAAGGACTGGCAGACCATCCGCACCGAGTTCGAGGCGATGGAGCGGATGTCCTGCGTCCCTGCGGGCATCCGCAAGGTCCGGGCTGACCACATCTTTGATGAGGAAAAGTCTGTCCGCTGGAACCGCGAAATGGTGGAGAAGAACAACGCCGACTATCAGGCAGAGGTGGCGCGGCTGAACACCGAAAAGAACAAGCGCCGCGACGCCATCCTCGAAGACATCTACCGGTTGATTCAGGAGGACGTGGGCCACGACCTATCACGGGTCAAGGCCCGGCGCCTCTGGGCGTATGCGTGGGAGTTGGGCCATGCGAATGGGTTCCCTGACGTCTACTACCATCTTCAGGATATGGTTGAGTTGGCTAAGATGCTTTTAGAGTGAGCGTGGAGGTAATCGGCATGGTGGTGAAAAAGGCTGGCGGCAAAATCTATGGCGCGGTTCTCACGTCTGCGGAGAAGAAGGCCATGAACATGGAGATCGAGAGGCAGCTTGCGGAGTACACCCGGAAACACGAGGTCGAGTTGAACGCGATGATTCTGTATGTGCTCCACGAGCAGCTTGGCTTCGGTGAACAGCGGCTGCGGAAGTTCTTCGACCGGTTCTCGGTGGAGATTGACGCGCTGGTCAAATACTACGAGATGGACGATGAGGACGCCGAGTGGCTCTGCACCAGAAAGCTGCTTGATATGGGCATCGACGTGGAGAAATGGTGCGATGAAAGCCGGAACATTTAGTGGAACATTCGCGGAACATTTGAATGTAAGTCGATGTTCAGGGCGGAAAGTCGAAAGTCAGGGCGGAAAGTCGAGCAATGTTCCACCCAATGTTCCACCTCCAATGTTCCGTTGTTCCGGCAATGTTCCAGTCGATGTTCCACCCCATTTGGTTCATAAACGCGACACACGGTTGTTCTAAGCAACTTTTCAGTTCTCTTTATTTACTCTATGTAGTTAGTGGAACATTGGAACATTCACTACTAAATAGACCTGTAAATAGAGAGATTAGAGGAAGTAGAGAAAATACACACTCCCTAATTCGCCTAATCCGCGCAAATTATACGCGCGCGTGCGCGCGAGGAGGTACAGATGAAAGAAAGTCAAATTGAGCGGCGTCTTGTCGAAGGTGTGAAAAGGCTCGGCGGGATGTGCCTGAAGTTCGTCAGCCCCGGTACATTAGGTGTGCCTGACCGAATCATCATAACGGCGAAAGGCCGGGTCATCTTCGTCGAGCTGAAGACCGAGACAGGCCGCCTTACGAAAATCCAGAGGTATGTTATCGGAGAAATGCAAAAGCGCGGAGCCGATGCCCGCGTGGTCAAAGGCATCGACGAGGTGAAAGAGCTGCTTGCTGAAATCGAGGGAGGTGATGAGGCATGAAGTTTGTACCCTATCCATACCAGCAGTATTGCATTGACCGAATCATCAGCGATCCGGCGATTGGGCTGTTTTTGGATATGGGCTTGGGAAAGACGGCTATCACCCTGTCGGCCATCAAGGACCTGCGGTATAACCGGTGGGAGGTCTCAAAGCCTCTCATCATCGCACCGAAGAAGGTGGCCGAGGCCACGTGGACTACGGAGGCCGCGAAGTGGGACCAACTAAAGATGATGCGGGTCGTGCCGGTCCTCGGTACATCACAGCAGCGGCTGAGGGCTTTGGCGATGCCGGCAGACGCCTACGTGATAAACCGCGAGAACGTGACGTGGCTGGTCGAGCACTTCAAAAATGCGTGGCCGTTCGACATGGTGGTGCTGGATGAGAGTTCGAGCTTCAAGAACCCTCAGAGCAAGCGGTTCAAATCCTTGAAGCTGGTGCGCAGCAGGATAAAGCGCATCGTGGAGCTGACGGGTACTCCGTCCAGTAACGGGCTTGAGGATTTGTGGGCGCAGATTTATCTCTTGGACGGAGGCGCACGGCTTGGCAAGACCCTCGGCGCTTATCGGGATAAATACTTCGTTCCCGGCAGGAGAAATCGCACGACGATTTTCAACTACTCGCCAAAGGACGGCAGCTTCGAGATGATTAAGCAGGCCATCAGCGACATCTGTATCAGCATGAAGGCCAGCGACTACCTCACCCTGCCGGACGTCATACATAACGATGTTCCGGTGGCACTCGACGCTGCGGCCAAGAAAGCCTACGCCCAGTTGGAGACCGACCTGCTGTTGCAGGTGGACGAGAATACCATCACAGCCCAGAGTGCCGGCGTCCTGACGAACAAGCTCTTGCAGCTTTGCAATGGGGCGATTTACGACGGGGACCGGAACGCTGTCCATATCCACGACTGCAAAATCGACGCCTTCATGGAGCTGGTGGAGCAGCTCAACGGGCAACACGCTCTGGTGTTCTACGCCTTCCAGCATGACCGTGACCGGCTGGTGAAGGCTCTGGCAAATACGAATCTGCGTGTGCGGGTCTACTCCAACGCGCAGGACGAGGCAGATTGGAACAACGGCGAAATCGACATCCTGCTTGCCCATCCTGCGAGCTGCGGCTACGGGCTGAACCTTCAGCGCGGCGGGCATCATGCCATCTGGTTCGGGCTGACGTGGAGCTTGGAGCAGTACGAGCAAGCCAACAAGCGACTGCACCGACAGGGGCAGGAGCATCCGGTGGTCATCCACCACCTGATTGTACAAGGCGGCATGGATGAGGCCGTCTTGGAGGCCCTTCACGACAAGGGCGATATGCAGAACGCGCTGCTGAACGCGCTGCGCGTCCGCATCAGTAAAATTCGGAGATAGGAGGCAGATGACCATGATTGGAACAGAAGAAATCGCCGAGATCGTGAAGGTAGCGGCAGCGGAGGTACTCGCCCGGAAGGATGAGATTCTCGATGAGGAGTATGACGCCCGGTATCATGACGTCAACCTGTTGATGAAGAACTACCGGAAGTTGAAGGCCCACTACTCGCACGTGTCGCCCGAGACCTTGGAGGTCAGCGCCATCTGCTCGATGCGCCGGAAGACTGGCCTGATGATGAGCCACGTGGACAAGATGCTGGCCGCGTATGAGGCAATGTGCAAGGAATCCCTCAACCCGGACGAGGGACGACGGTGGGAGGCTCTCTACCTCCGCTACATCGACGGCAAGCGCATGAGCGTGGATGACATCGCCAGCCAGTTGAACATCGACAAGCGGACCTTCTACCGCGACATCAACAAGGCGATGGAGGATATGGCCGTGCTGCTGTTCGGTATCGAGGCCATCGGCTCGTGGAAGCATAAAAGAGCAAAGGTTACACCTTAAAGACGGTTTCCGGCTTGCCAGTCTCCCGGTGTTCAGGTATAATAACCGTAGGTCGTTTTCAACCTGCAACTGGACACCGGAGGGATGGCAATGCGAAAGACCGGCGATGAGCCAATCAAATTTAGAGGCAAGGACACGGGGCTGCGCCTCCGTGACTTTTGGAGCTGGGGCTTCTCGGACTTGCTGGACAACACCCTGCGCGGCAGCTACGCCGAGTTCATCGTTGCGGCGGCGCTGGGCATCGACCTCTCCGAAGCGCGGGTGAACTGGGAGCCGTGGGACCTGACGCTTGACGGCATCCGCGTAGAGGTCAAGAGCTGCTCCTACCTGCAAGCATGGGAGCAGACGCGCCCGTCGGCAATTCAGTTCAGCATCCGTCCGGCGATTCGGTGGACGGCCACCGAGGGCTGGGCCGGTGAGCAGCGCCGGCAGTCAGACGTGTACGTCTTCTGCCTGTTCACTGAGAAGGACCCGGCGGTGGCTGACCCGATGCGGCTGGATAGCTGGGCGTTCTACGTCCTCCCCACCAGAGTGCTGGATGAGCACTGCGGAGAGCAGAAGTCCATCAGCCTGAACTCGCTGCTGAAGCTAAGTCCCGAGCGGGTTGACTTCGGAGAGCTGCGGGCGGCGGTGCTGCGGTGTGCTCCTTGCCGTGAAGGAGGGCAGGATGATGACGCAGGAGCGTCTGACGGCGCTGGCAAGCGCCCTGATTGATTTGGCGCTGGACCTGACAGATGATCCGGTGAGAATTGAGAGCTACCTTCGGTCCCTCGGTTTCACCGATGAGGAGCTTCGGCTTCTCGGCTTTGATGTATAGCTGGCAAGCTCGCCTCTCAGGAGGCGGGCTTTTCTTTTACCCTCCCGCTCGACCATCGGTTGATTTTCTTGAAAAATTTTCTCGAAAACACTTGACAAAACCACGATAGCGTGGTAGAATATAGACAATGAAACAAACCCCACAAACTAAGAAGTCAAGGAGGACAAAGACCATGACCGAGTACATGATGAAGACCGATAAGAACGGCAAGCCCCGCTACTACAAATCCGTGGATGGCAAGATGAAGGTCATCAGCCGCTCCGAGTACGAGGAGAACATCAAGGCTGAGAACGAAGTTGAGGAGGTCAAGTCCGAGGCTATCGTCCCTGCCGGTTTCTGGGACATCGACGCCGCCATCACTGAGCTGGCCGAGCGTGATCGCCTGAACAGCGTGGACATGACCCCCAGCAAGCCGGAAGACGTCGCACTGAGCGTTGTGAAGTGCATCGTGTCCGGCATGGATGGCCGGGATGACGGCAAGGTTAAGATGCAGACCGTGAAGCACGGCGTTCTAATCAACTACCGGAACTGCATGGTGTGTGCGCTGGCCTTCGATGATGACCACGTTGTTACCGCCATCAAGTTTATGGGGACCACGGTTGAGAGCCGGAAGAAGTCGGTGCTCTGTGAGGCGAAGGACCTGAGCGAGTACGCCGACAAGATTTCTGAGCAGGTCGTGTTCATCGACCAGTGGTGGGCGAATACGTCCAGAAAGAAGGTGGCATGAGCGCGGTTTTCTGAAATATTTTTCCCGAAAACTCTTGACGAAAACGACTTTAAGTGGTATAATGAGAGTATAGGGAAACAACAAGAACATAAGTCGAATAGGCAAGTCCAGCAGGCCATCTCAGTCAATACAATCACCTATTCTCGCCGCAATGCGGCGGATTTTTCTTTGCCTGAAATCGTACTGACAGCGCACAATTTCACCTTCAAGCGTGGTTTCCCGGCAGTAAATACCGTCTTCAAGCCACTCACGCTGAACTTTCTCACCGTCATTCAATTTAGGCAAACTGGCCTTTGCCATATTCGCAAGTTCTGTCGCAATAGAGAGAAGAACTTCCGATGCGGGATTCACTGGTCTTCGACCTCATCCACGTCATCGGCAAGCAGTTCCTCGATGGTGCAGCCATAGAGCTTGGCGAGCTGCGGCAGCTTGTCGGCACGAGGCTTCGCAAGACCTCTCTCCCACTTGCTCACGGCAGAGGGCTTTACGCCAACGGCCCTTGCAACTTCGAGCTGTGTGGGGATGGCTCCGCGAAGCCTGCGCTCTTTCATGACGTTCATGCACTTACCTCCTTCTGGCAAATTACTTGTGGTTATTGTATTTGCTCTATGCTCTCATTATACCACTGATACGCCTGTTTGTCAACTATTTTTCACAAAAATATAGGGAGAGTGGAGGGCTTGACAAAACGACTTTAAGGCGATATAATCAACTTAGAGGAAAGGTGGTGTACCTATGGATGATTTTGGTGAACGCCTCAGAAAGCTGAGAGTGGCGCAGGACCTCACCCAGCAGCAGTTGGGTGAAAAGCTCGGCGTTGTCCCGTCAACCATTGGCAAATACGAGAAGGTCAAGGATTCCTACCCGAGCATCGAGGTGCTGATTAAGCTGTCCGACTTTTTCAGCGTCAGCACCGACTATCTCCTCAAAGGCGTAGAGCCTACCGGGAATGTAGAGAACAACATAAACGGGTCGCTGTCTAACAGCCCCTTCATTCAGGCAAACCACGGCGGCGTGGTGTACAACGGCGACAGCACGATCTCGCCGGAGGCTTTAGAGCTGCTCCGCATTTACGAGAAGCTCGGTGGACGTAGCCGCTTGAAGCTGCTCAATTTTGCCGTCGAGCTTGAAGGAGGCAAAGACTGATGAACCGCGCAGCCCTCTACATCCGTGTTTCCACGCTGGAACAGGCGCAGGAGGGCTACTCCGTCGGCGAGCAGAAAGAACGCCTGATTGCGTACTGCAAGGCCAAAGACTGGATTATCGCGGACATCTATGTGGATGGCGGGTACACAGGCAGCAACCTGAACCGCCCCGGCATCCAGAAGCTCATCTCTGAGACGGACAAGTTCGACCTCGTGCTGGTCTACAAGTTGGACCGTCTCTCCCGCTCCCAGCGGGACACGCTCTACCTCATCGAAGAAGTCTTCCGGCCAAAGGGCGTGGACTTCATCTCCATGCAGGAGAGCTTCGACACATCGACCCCATTCGGCAAGGCCATGATTGGCCTCCTCGCTGTGTTCGCCCAGCTCGAACGTGAGCAGATAAAGGAGCGCACGTGGATGGGCCGCGTAGCCCGCGCCAAGACCGGCCTCCACCACGGCGGGGGCCATATCCCCATCGGCTATGAGTACGAGGACGGGCATCTCGTCATCAACCCGTATGAGGCCGAGCAGGTGCGGAAGATATACGAGTGGTATCTTGCTGGTGATTCCCTGAAGACCATCACTGACAAACTTCAGGAGGTGGGGTACACGAACAAGTACAGCAGCTACAACTCATGGACCAGCGTCCGAAACATCCTCGGCAATGAGACCTACACCGGACGGCTGCATTTTGGAGATGTCATAGTGGATAACGCACACGAACCTATCATCAGCAAAGAACAGTTCGACGCGGCGCAGGTTCTCCGTGGCAAGCGGCAGGAACAGTATGGCGGTCAGGCGTTCCAGTCCAAGCATCTGCTTGCCGGCCTCATCTACTGCGGCCACTGCGGAGGCAGATACTACCTACGGAACACCGGCAAGTATTCCTACTACGCCTGCTACTCCCGCACCAAACAGATGAAAAGCATGGTGAAGGACCCGAACTGCATGAACAAGATTTGGAAGGGTGCGGAGCTGGAAGCTATTGTGGACGCCCAGATTCGGGAGCTTCTCAGCTCACCGGAGATGGCCGCAGAGATCGCCGCCAGCCGCTCCAAGCCCGCCCCAGTCAGCAAGAACGCAGACATCGAAAAGAGGCTCCGGGAAATCGACAAGCAAATCGGCAAGCTCATGGAGCTGTACCAGCACGACGATATACCGCCCGAGCTTCTGGGCGAGCGTATCAACAAGCTCTACAACGAGCGCACCGCTCTGGAATCCACCCTTGCCCCGGTGGTCGAGGATGAGGCCATGCCGTTCGATTTGGTGGAGGCCCTCATCTCGGATGCCGCGCAGGTCTGGGACTTCGCGGACGAGAGCCAGAAACGCCGCATCCTGCAAAGCCTCGTGTCCCGTATCGTCCTCACCGACGATGACGTCAAGATTGAGTGGGCCTTCTGATGGCAATAAAAAAAGCCCTGCCGCTGCGTGAGCGGTAGGGCTTTCCTGTTACTTCTCCGAAGTCTGCGTAATCGCGTTCTGCACGACGGCTGCGGCAGTCGCAGCAGCGGTGCTGGCGGCCACCGTGGTGGAGCTGGCGCTTTCCAGAGCAGCGGCAGCAGTCGAGGTGCTGAGTTTCTGCCGGCGTACCGCAGCCTCAATGTAGGTGGTGAGGTACTCGGTCAGATCGCCGTAGGTCTCCTCGATGAAGGCTTTGGCGGCGGGGCTGATGGCCTTGATACAGGCGGCGAGCGCCATCGCGAGAGCCTGTTTCTGGGCCTCTGCGTCAAAGCTGCCGGCCTTCTTCAGCTCATCGACGTAGGTCTGCGAAACAGCAGACACCGCGATGTCTACAATGCCGGTAACTTCCTCGATGACGTCTTTCAGCAGGGTGCTGTTGGTCTCCGCTGCGGCCTGTTCACCTTTCTTCTTGACGAAGGCGGCGACAAAGGCGGACAGCGCGGTCACTGCGGCGGTGAGGACCGCCATCAGCAGGTTAAAAACAGCTTCGTTCATAGTTGTACTCCTTACATTTTGGTGCAGTAGTCAAGCGATACCCAGCCCGCGCCGGATTTCAGCTTGCCCCACTTGCTTGCGCCGGCCCCCGTGGATTCCTCCACGATGGTGTAAACACCCGGCTTGATGAAACCCTTGCGGGCGTAGCCGGTGCCGGGGCCAGACCGGATGTTGAGGTCGGTAGCGGTGATTCTCACCAGATAGTTCACGTCTGCGGAGCCGCCCTCCACCGAGATGGTGTTGGCGTCTACCCAGCCGTACACGTTGCTGGTGGCGTCCGTGTGGATGACGTGGTACGGATGCTTGGCGTTGGCAGAGATAGCCGTAATCTTGGCCGGCCCAGCCTTGGCCGCAGAGCCGCTGGCGGCGTTGGCGCTGGTGTAGTGCTTGCCACCGGCGAAGTTGACCACCGTGCCGATGTCCAGCCCCGCAGCAGGGGTGCTGGGGGTCGAGGGCGCGGAAGGCTGCGCGGTGGAGCCACCGAGCTGCGCCGTGACCTTGCTTGCGAGGTCGCCCATACGGGCGTACATCCAGTCGCCGGGGCAGCTCTTGTTGGCGAACCATCGGTGGACGGTCAAGACCATCTCGTCAGACTTGGGGGAGTAGTTGAGGGTCTTGTTCTTGTCGCCCAGCCAGAGCAGCTTCTTCTTGCCGTTGCGCTTGCAGATGTCCACGCAGAGCGTGATGAGCTTCTGGTACACGACATCCTTGAAGGCATACGGCGCGGCGGTGTCGGACGCGCACTCGATGGTCACGGCTCGCTGGTCGTTGGCGTTGGAGGACGTACACCAAGAACGATTGCCCTCATCCACGCACAGCAGCACCCGGCCATCCACGCCGATACCGTAGTTGCAGGACGCCTGACGGGACGTAGGGGCAAAGACGTTGCCCAGCGTCTCCACAGAACACTGGCCTACCACGCAATGCGGGGTGATGCGGTCGATGGCGTGGGTACGCTTGCCGGAATGATTCGGGCTGAGTTTCGTATAGTTTACGAGCGAACTGTTGCTCATGCTATTACCTCCATTCGCGGGCGCTGCGTACTTGTCGTAGTAGGTCTGACCGTACCCTGCCCGCTTGATTTTGACTGCCTCACCCTGATTGGCAGGGCGCTCAAAGTTCAGCAGCACACTGTCGCTGGCAGTCCGAACGGCAGTCGCGGTTTTCAGGGTGGACAACACGGACTTGTAGCCGGTGGAAAGCTCCTCAAACAGAAAATCGAGCTGCATATCCAAGTCCCCGATGGACTTGCCAGCAGCCCGAGCGAAAGCAAGCAGATTCTGTTTTCGGCTCCAATACGTCCACTGAGCGAGGCCGTAGCCCGCGCTGTCGTGGACAAAGTTCTGGTACTTCCCGCTGTCTACGGCGGCGGTGTACGCCGCGTCTGTGTAGCCCAGCTTCTTCTCGTAGGTGTTCTGTAGGTTCTGCGGATTCAGGCCGCTCTCAGCGTAGAGGTTTCCCATGAGGCCGGCAGCGCCAGCCGGGGAAAGCCCCTTGCCAGTGAGGTAGTCCCAAATCCTTTTCTCGTTGGTGCTCATCGCGCCTCAGTCCTTTCTTAGCCCACGCCCGTAGTCCCGTCCCCCGAAGCGTCAGAAATGACGTCTGCGGTGTCCGTAGGCAGCGTGGTGGGCTTGTCCGGCCAGTGATTGTTTTTGCTCAGGTTCTCGATGGCAGATTTGAGGCCGTACACAAGGACCACGCCGATAATCTGCGTGACGGCCACCTGTGATAAGCTCTCGGCAATCTGCATCTTGTCGAGGAAGGCGAGGACATAGCTGCACCACACCCATGCAAACCCGTTGGCAAGGCAGACCCACACGACCATCTTCATGGTCTCGTGCTTTTTCTTCCTCACCGCAGAATTGCCGGCCCGCGACTTCTTGCGCGAGCCAGCGCTTATGCTGCGGATGACGAGATAGCCGAGGAAGACGACGCTCATAACGCCTACGCTGGCGAGAATGGCGATGAGGATATTCCAGCCAGTTCCCATACTCATACCTCCCTGTGGCGATAATGACATCGACTACTGGACCTTATCCCCGCCGCTGCCGGGCCGGGTCCGTCCGGGGATAGGCTCATCGATGTTCACGATTTTCAGCTTGTTCATGGCCGGCTGAACGACGGAGTGGATGTACCCGTTGCCCCCGACGTCCTCGTAATCGCTGAACATCTCCCAGAAAGCCTCGGCCTCCATCGTGTTCCATGTACCCGCCGGGTTGCAAGCAGGGTCGGTATAATACCGGTAGCTCTGAAGCAGACGGTCTCTGAGCCGGTTCCGCTCGCGGCGGGTCATGTCATCCTCCATCTTCTTCAGCCGCTCGATCTGCTCGCTCTGCGCCGAGTGCAGGGCGTCGATTTCCGTCTGCAACTCCTTCTGGACCCGCAGACTTTGTGCGCGGTACTCAGGGTATTTGCTTACTTTGTCAAGGGCGGTTTTGAGCTGCTCGTCCTTCTTCTTGCCGGCCTCGTACCGTTCAATCAGGTACTTTGACACCTTCCTGTAAATCAGGTAGCAGAATAGGATAGCAAGCAGCAGCTTGACAACATTGAGTACCGTGATGCTGCCGAACACGTCCTTGAACTCCTCCAATCCAGTCAATGGCATTACCTCCCACCTTTAGTCTGAAAAAGCCGGCGGCCTTATACAGACCGCCGGTATTCAGTCATATTGACGTCGCCGACGAGCGTCTGCAAACGGGCGGCAAGTGCCTCATCTTCCAGAGCCTGCGCCCCGAGCTGCTCTAACACCTCGGCCTGAGCCTTGATGATGCCAGCTTGCCGGAGGCAGATGTCGGCCAATTCTTCGATGACGCTCATTCGGCGACAACGTATTTCTCGCCGGTAATCTCCTCGTAGCGGTCAGCGTTGATTTCGCCGTCCTCCACGCGGGACGCCAGCTCGGTCTTAACACCGTTCTTGCGGTAGTCGGGAACAGAATCCCAAACCTGCGTACCGGCAATCAGCCGGTTGGCCCAAATCTTATTCATCAGTTTGTACCTCCTTCAGAAATGGCAAGAGTGCTGACAAGGGAATCCAGCTCGCATACGGCGTCCTCAATGGCGCTCATACGCTCATCATTCATCTCGTCCTGCTCACACATGGCGTCCTCGATCTCGCTCATCCGGGTGCCGGTCAGCTCGTCCTGCTCACACAGGGCGTCTTCCAGCGCGGCAGTGCTCTCGTTGACCTGCTGGATAACAGGCCCGGTCTTATCGACGGCACGATAATGCCGGTCGATTTCGTACCAGTCGTAGCAGTTGCCCTCCACGTCCTCGGCGCTCTCGATTTTCCGCACGACGCGGAAGTTATCGGTGATAGTCTGGTCGGGGAAGGTCTGCTCGATCTGGTGGAACCCGGTCAGGTCGGTGTGGGAATCGCCCTTTGTTTTGAGGACTTCGATTTCGCCCTGCGTTCCAAATACGTATTCCAAGTGAGTTCCTCCTTTCGCTGCTTCTGCCGGATGATGCGCTTCAGCTCACGCATGAGGCGTTCACCTTGGAACAGCATCCGATACAGGTTGTGGTTATTGCAGTGTTTCAACTGCCCAAGGCGGGAGAGGAGGCTTGCCGCCGCTCCTGCCAAGATGCGCTTTCCCAAGCGCCTCCGCTTGCGGTAACGGGCGATAGCCCGCTTGATGCGGAGTAAATTGTGCTTGCGCGGGATGGTGTAGCCACGCCCATAACGATAGCCCACCGCATCGGGCATACGCTCTTTCGGCCTCTCATACCCGCGCCGTGGAGGGTCCAGCGGGATGCGGGGATGCCTCCTCACTGTCGGGAATATCTGCCAATCGTCTTTGAGCCGGAGCTGATGGGCGTTCAGCCATGTCTCCACGAGCACACGCAGTTTTTTGAGCTTGCGCTTGTTCGAGCCGAATATCGTCAGGTTATCCATGTAGCGGACGTAGTGTTTGCACAGCCCGCTCTCACGGATGAGCCTGTCCAGCGGCTGCAAAACCGTGTTGGCAAACCACTGAGAGGTGTAGGCCCCAATCAGCACACCATCTTTGATGATGCGCCAGATGAGGTCGAGGACACGGTGGTCTTTGATGAGCTGGCGCATACGGGCCATCACGACCTCCGGCTTCAGGCTGTCGTAGAAGTGGTGGATGTCACCGCAGAACTCATCCTTCGTCCCGCGAGGGTCTTTGTCCATCCAGATCTCGATGGCTTTCCGGGCGTGATGCGGGCCTCTGTCACGGATGCTCCCGCAGCAGTAGTAATCCATCCCGCGCATGAACACAGGCTGCAACACCTGAATCAGAGCGTGGTGGACGTACTGGTCGGGCCACTGGACCGGCTCGCTGACCGTGCGCCATTTCCGGGCGCTGGCGTCCCATCGCTGGGACACGTGAGGTTTCTTCTGCTCGAAACCGTCGATGATGATTTGCCGCAGCTCCTTGACGCGCTCCTCCTTTGTTTCCTCCACCCATGCGGTGCAAGAGTTCGGGCGGTGATGCGTTCGCCAGTGGTGAGTGCGGTTCACCTCGTCGATGGCAAGCAGCAGGTTGTCATCAGATACGAGCTTCTCAAAGAGATTCTTTGCTCGCTTCACAGGGATGTTCCTCCTTTTAGCTGTACGGGCTTTCCAGCGCCTCCGTAGAGGTGTACTAACCCGCTCCCCAAATTTGCTTATCTTCACCAAGGGGTGCGCGACTACCTGTGCCGTGAATGGAGGATGAGCAAAGCACAAAAAGGATGCGGCAGCCGATGTTCGCGTTCGAGTTCGACGCGTTGTTGTAGTTGACGTAGAACAAGCCGTGGTTGGTGTTCTGGTTGTAGTTGCCACCAACGTAGAGGCACGGGTTCGACGAGTTGAAGTTCCAGTTATCGCACGTAACCCAGAACGATGACATCGGCACTGCACAGGTAGCCCCGGTTGGTCCCCGCGCCTACGGCGCGGGTCCCTCATGAGGGGGCTTCGCCCCCTCAAACTCCCCCATTAGGGGAGTTCTTGGAGGCGGCAGCCGATGTACGCGTACGAGTACGACGCGACGTTGCAGTAGACGTAGAACAAGCCGCGGTTGGTGCCCTGGTTGTAGTAGCCACCAACGTAGAGGCACGGGTACGACGAGTAGAAGACCCAGTAATCGCACGAGTACGTAGAATCGCTGCCGTTCGCCGCAGTGGGAATGAACAACGGGAACCCGCCATTCGTCTTCACTGTAAACTTGGAGGGGTAGCCGTTCGACGGGGTGCCGACACTCACGCCGTTGGCGCTGTCGCTGAACTGGTTGGGATTCTTGATGACGTTCAGGCCGCTGCCGTTGTAATAGCAACCGTCCATCCAGTCGTACACGTTATCCCACAAGCCCTCGATGTTGCGGTACTGGCAGCAACTATACGAGGTGCGGGAGTTCTGCGTGGTGCCGGTGTGGTACGGCATACTGTCCGTCGCGCCCATGTTGAACTTGCTGCCACTTGGAGAACAGCCGTACCCGATTTTCGCCTGAGAGTTCCAGTCGGCGAACTCTACGATGTAGAGCAGCCAGATGGTAAAGCGCATGGCGAAGTCCATCTGCCAGATGTTCGAGCCGAGATTATGGATGCTGGACCGAGCAGACGAACGGGTGATGTCGGCTTTGGGCTGACCACCGGACTGGCTTTTCCAGTTGCTCGTGTGGCAGTGATAGCGACCGATGTACACGACATCGCGCTCGCCCTTGCCATCGCCCCTGTCCATGTGGGCGGGGGAAACAGAAAAGCCGCTCTGCGCTCTGTCGGCGATCTGGATTTTCAGGCCGTTGCCGTTCTGGGTCAGCTTGTACCAGAACTTCGGGATGGCGACCATCGTACCGCCGGTGCGCTCGCTCTTGACCATGCCCGCCCACGGCTGCAAATCGTCGAAGGGAGAGCTGTACTTACTTGCGCCCTTCACATACGGCACGGGGTCAGTGAAGCCCGCCGCCTCATCGGTGCGGGTCCACTTGGTCGTGCTGCTGCCATCCCAGCTCGCGCCGTAGATGTGGACCATGTTGGTCACGTTGACCGTAAAGGTCTTGTTGGCGGGAGCGTTGTGGTTCGTGCCAGCCGCGACCTTTACGGTTACAGTCGCGTTGCCCTCATCGAGCGCGGTGACGTTTACCTTGTTGCCGCTGACCGACACGCTGACGACATCGGGGTCGCCGGACGTGGCGGTAATCGCACCGTCGCCCGCACGGGTCACAGTGACGGAGCCGGTAGGCGAATCGCCGTTCAGCGACAGCGAAGTCGGATTGAGGCTCAGAGAGCCAGCAGCCTTGGCAATGCTCCACGCCACGGTCTTGGCGGTGGTCGTGCCGTCGCTCCACTGGTAGCCGGACTTCGGCGTGAAGCTGGCATTGTAGCTGCCGGCGTTGGTGCCGCTGGTCGTGCCGCCCAGTGTCAGCTCGGCACTGTTGTAATCGTCGAACGTGGGGGTCTGCGCCTGACCGGTGTAGGTCAAGCTCTCGCCCTGAGACGGGATGGCCGCAATGGGGATTTTGACGGTGGCGGTGTAGTTCTCGCCGGCCTCCGTCACGTTGACCTCTACGGACGCAGAGGTCTTGCCGGAAATTGTGGCGCTTACCGTGTATTTGCCGGCCTTCTTGACCGAGATCGCAGCCACGCCGCTGCCGTTGGCGGTTGCGGTGTAGGCGCTGCCACCGAGGACAGCCTTTGCCTCCGCGCTGGGGGCAGTCGTGACCGTAATGGTCGCGGTGAACACGGCCAGCGTGACTTCATACTGGCCGAAGTACGCGCCGGTGGTCACGGTTGCGGAATACTGCTCGCCAGACGCGGTGCTCGCGCTGACGGTGTACTCCGTGTTGCAGTTCTTGACGCTGACGGAATCCACAAGACCCTCCGGCACGGTGCCGGTCTTGGTGTCTCCCGCGCCGTCAGTAACCGTGTACTGCTGGCCGGCAAAGTCAGCGTCGAACGTGATTTTCAGGACGCACCCGGAACCGCCGCCCCCTTCAAGCGCCTCGTTCGCCTTCTCCAACGCGCTGTTGGCAAGGGCGCGAACCGCTTCAAGCTCGGGACCGCTCACGCCGGGTACGTTTACACTTCCATAGCCCATAGGCTTACTCCTTTCCTTCCTGAATCCGATACTTCACAGAGATGGCCGACGCCGGGACCTGCAAAGCGCGGAACCGGAGCTTGCCGTCCTGCGTCTCCACAGTCGGGCAGAGGCCGCAAGCGACAGCAGCACTGACAGAGGCAGGGTCGAGGAAGACCCTCACGTCATCAGCCGCCGTAACGCCCGCTGCGGTGAAGTCGTAGTATTGCGGGTAAGCATTGGTATCAGCAGACCACCCTGTCGCGGGAATCGTTGCCGACACCTCCTGCGACTTGTCCGGCTTCTGAGCATCCATTTCCTCCAAAGCCTCCGCAGCGGCGCTCGCTACTTCGGCAATTTCGGACTTCGCTTGCAGAGCCAAAGACTTCAGATGGTCAAGGGTTACAACTGCCAATGTGAATCACCTCCTAATTTTTTCTGAGAACGGACCAGCCCTCCACAACCCGCCCATCGGTCCGCTCGTCAGGTCTCTATCTTAGGCGGTGGGGAAAATCTCGGCCAGCATCTCAGCGACCTCACCGTCGGTGGCGATAGTCACCACGGGGGTCTCAGTGCCGTTAATCTTGATGTTGCCAGCGGTAGTGCTGGCCTCGACCTTGGTCGCACCGGCGGCGACGCCCTCGACCTTGGAGAAGTGCTCCTTGGACATCAGGCCATCAGCCTTGGCAGTAGCCTTCTGGTAGGTGGTGTCCTGTCCGGGGATGCCCAGACCAGTGATGTCCTCCTTGGTGACGGCAGTCACAGCGGTCACGTGGCCCAGCTCATCCACAGTCACCTTGTAGAAGCCGCTGGCAGCAGCGGTGTGAGAGGGGTGGGTGTAGTTATTCGCGCCCTCTGCGATGCCGTCCAGCTTGTTCTTATCGGCATCGGAGAAGTTGTTGTCCGACAGCACCTTGTCGCCGTCCTTCTGGACGTAGTTGGACAGGTCAACAGTGGTATCGTCCAGCAGAACGACCTCGCCCTCAACCTTGGCATAGATGTCGTAGTGCTGGGTCTCCTCGTTCAGCACGAGGTACAGCACGTTGTCCTGTGCGGAGGCAGCCTCGGGAACGGCGTCCACCTTCTCGAAGTGGGCATGGCCGGTGGTAGCGATAGCGGTCTGGATGGCCTGAGCTACCTGCGCGTTGGTCTGATACTGGGCGTCATTGGTGAGCTGGCTGACCTTGGTAGGGATAGCAGCCTTCAGGTTCGTAGCCAGAGACTTCAGATGGCCGAGCTTGGTGAGCTTGTTGACATCGTAACTCATGATAAAATCCTCCTAATAAGTTTTGGTATTATCTCAGGCTTCGGGGTCTTCCGAGCCAAAGATTTCGGAAATCATCTCAGCGACTTCGCCGTCAGTGGCGATGCGGTCATCCACGATGGCGTCCACGTCGCCTTCGAGGTCTCCGGTGCCGAGAGCTTCCAGCTCGCCGGCGGCGTTCTTAATCTGGTAGACAGTGGAGACACCTTCCTCCACCACAGCGATGACCTGACCGACATAGGCGGTCGGGTTGGTCTGTGCGTAGGTTTGCGCGTCGGACATAGAGTAGAACACCGAGTTTTTGTCCAGCGGGAAAGCATCCTGCCGGGACATACTCAGCGGGAACTCCATAAAGGCAAAACTCTTGTCAGAACCGTTGATAGCCATACTTCATTCCCTCCTCTCAGCCCAGCGTGACCTTCAGGGTCGCGGCGTTCTCGTAAGGCACAGCAGGCTCAAACACCCACACGTTGTACGCAACGGCGGTGTAGCCCTCAGCGCCCTCGACATTGACGGAAGACTGCGTAAAGGTGCTGGTCACGTCGGCGTTCATCGCGGTCTCGTTGATGACCTTGGTCACGCCGGTCTTGCCAGCGATGCAGGCGATGACCACACGCTGCGCCCCGGCAGGGACGTTGATAGTCAGCGTACCGGCGGCATACGCCTTGTTGCTCTTGGTCAGACCCCGGATATAGGCACTGTCAACGGTGGGCTTCTCTGTGGTGGCCCCGTAGAAGTAGTTCCGGTAGGGCGTGTAGGCCCCGGTGGTCTTCTCCTTCGTACCGGAAGCGATATTCACGGCAGGGTCAGAGGCGCTGCCGAGGTTGTCGTTGGCAGTCACACCAGCGCCGTGAGTGGCGATGGCCTTGTACTTCAGGGACGCCACGACGTTCTCGCCGCCCTGGTCTCCGATGATAAAGCCATTGCCGCCATTGTTATCGGAACCGGCGCTCAGGCTGGCAGCGTCCACGCTGGCGATCTGCTCAGTGCCGCCGTCAGTGATACGCTGCACCACCCAGTTGGAGGCGGTGATACCGGTCTCCGGGCCGTACTGGTAGCTGCCGGGGTTCAGATTGCCTGCCGTGTACGCAGCAGACGCCAGAGAGGTGCCGGCCTCCACAGCCTTCGCACCGGACAGGTTGAACCCGCTAATGCTGGGCTGGGCGGTGATAGTGGGCTGAAGGCGTTTGCTCAGGATTTCGGTGAACACGTCCAGCACACTCTTGCCCTTAGAGCTGAGAGTGGCGGTGCCGTCCGCGTTCTTGGTCAGGTTGCCGAACTGGGTGTAGTTGCCGGCCAGCGTGATGTCCTCCGGCATAATCACCTTGTCGGCATCCACATTACCGGTGATGCTCACCCAGTCCTCGCCGTCGAAACGGTAGGCGGTCATCTCATAGGTGATGCTGTCCACCACAGTGACCACAGCGAACATATCTCCGGCCTTCGGGGTAATGTCGCTGTGCTCAGTGAAGTACGCCTCGATGACCGAAGCGTCGGTCGCTTTAAGGTCGGTCTTGGTGCCGGTGTACACCGCACCGCCGCCCACGCCGTTGAGCGCCTCAGCCAGATCATCGTCGGTTACGTAGCCGTCCAGACTGACGGTGGTATCGTCGAGCAGCTCGACCACGCCGTCAATCAGGGCGTACACGTCGTAATGGCCGGTCTCATCATTGTGGACGAGGTACAGCACGTTTTCCTCAGCCGTGCCAGCGTCAGGCACGGTATCGGACTTCTGGAAGCGGGCATGGCCCGCTTTGGAAATCGCGGCGAGATATTCCGTCTTGATGCGGGTCGCCGTGTCCTTCAGGGCTTTTACGTTTACGACCTTGGTCTCGTCATAAGCCATATTTTGGTCTCCTCCTGTTTCTTAGTTTTGCGGTTCGTCTTCCTTGGGCGGGAACACCTCGTCAAGCATCTGCTCCGTGTCGCCGGTGGTCACGATGGCCTCGTCGGGAAGGCCGGAGCCTTCATACGAGAGTGTGCCATCGGGCGTGGTGGAGAATCCGTCGCCGAGTTTTACGCCGCCCAAGCGGTCCTTAGTTGCTACTGGCAATACATAGGTGCCACCCCCTCCACTGATGCCGCCGTCGGCAGACAGCAACACGAGGGTAGCCGCCATGTCCTCCGTCGGCGCTTGCTGCACCCAGAACCGCACAGCGCCGTCAAGCACACGGGAAGATGTGCTCATGCCGGCTGCCTTTGCGATATTCTGGGCGGCTTTATGCAACATGACCTGCGGAATCAAGCCCTCCACGGCCTCCTCAACGGGGAGGTCCAGATAAAGCTCTCCTTCCACAATGTCTTCTGCAACTTCCAAATCCGCGCTGCTGGCCCAGCCAGCGGCGGGAATCGTGATTTCGACCTCGGCCACGTCACCACCGCCGCCCAGACTGCCGCCGTGGGCGTTGGGGTCGGAGTTGTGGTCGGCAATCATCTGCTGCACGTGGGCGACAGTGGCGATTGCCTCCGGGTCGATGATGGCGGTCACGGCGTCAACGTCGCCCACCGCCGCGATGAGGTCGAACGTGGCGAGCTTGCCCACGATGGAGCTTGCAGGGCGAATCCACTCCGGCTCATTTTCAAGGGACAGGTAGGTGAACGGGACTTCGCCCTCGTCCGGGTCCTCAGCAAAGAGCACGATGTTCGTCAGGTAAAAGCCCGTCTCCACATTGTCGCTCTTGATTTGGACCGTGACTTGGCACTCGCCGTCCACGGGGTTTGTCACGGCGGCAATCATCGCGTCCATGACATACCCGGCAGACCCGGTCATGGTCTTCGGCGTCATGCCTTCGGGAATCTGGCCGCTGCCCGCCGCCGCCCTCGTGTACTTCATCGAGCATCTACCCGCGAGGACTTTGCCAATCAGACTTACGCCGGTGAGGGAACCGTAGCTCCCGTCTTCAAACTTGGACATAATCGCTCCTCCTTCTTAGCCAATTCTCTTGGATTTGATGTGCGTGTGATAGACAACCCCTCCTGCACCGTCCTGACGGCCTCTGTGCGCCCTTTTCACGTCGGGCGGGGTAGATGTCAGGGTAGGCGTCTGAACGGCTCCACGCGAGAGCTGGACGGGCATCTGGGCGGTCCTATCAGCACTGAACGGAGGAGGCGCGAACTTTGCCCCCAAATACCCGCCAAAGTTGACGCCCAGCACATCTGTGCTTTCTCTGTCTTGGCCCACCGGCACGGCAGACACGTCCGTGTCCACGAACCCGCAGCGCAGCAAGGTCAGGTCGTAGCGGTAGGTGCGGTAGGTGCGGAGGTAGAGCCGCATACCGACGCCCGCCACCAAAATCCGCTTGATAGCGTAGGCGATAGGCTCAATCAGCTCCTCCCGGTCGGGAGACAGCAGGCTGGTGTCTACATACAAGGCGATCTTGGCCGGAAACACATCTTCCAGCAGCACATCGCTCTGCTCCACATCAAGCAGCATAGCTGCCGCCCGGATCACCGTGTCCGTGTCGCCGCCCGAGAGCTGCGCCATGATTTTCACCTTGATGGCAAGCCGGTAGAATCTATCGTCAGAACTGACCCGCTTGACGCCGAAGTTCGCGCCGTAGCGGTCAAGCACAGAGCCACAGGCATAGTCAAGGTCATCCCACAGTCGTACCAGCTCGGCCTGTTCCTCGACAGTTTCGAGGCCCCATGCAAGGATGGAGAACAGCTTGCCAATGTTGGTTTCCAGCGGGAGGCCCAACTGCACGTTGTCGTAGTCTTTCCGGCTGTATGCGCTGGTCAGCGCATACAGCATCTTGTTGAGGAACTTGCTGCTCATTCGACCACCACCATATCCTCATTTGTGACCGCCTTCTCGCGGGCCGCGATGGTGATATTCTTCCAACTGTAGGTCTCCCCGTCAGGGCTGATTTGCAGGTCGAAGTCTACGACGCCTTGGACCTTGAAAACCTCCGTCGGGAGAGCTACGCAGATGACATTCTGGCCGATATTCAGGCCGCCACGTGTGTCGGAGCCGATGTACTCGGTGAGCCGCTGCTTGATTTGTTCGATGCCGTCCAGCGGGAAGGTGTTGTCGGTTTGGAGGTTGAACACCCTCACCCAGACATTCACCGGAGCTGGCCGGCTGAAGCTGATGTTCTTGATATTGCCGGCGGCGTCCACCACCGGCACGGTCACGTTTCCGAAGGTCTGGATGCCCGCGCCCTTCCTGCGGTGGATGGCCTTGGCAATCTCCTCGTCCAGCCCTCCGTACACCACCAGCTCGATGGAGTGAGGTGGCAGACCGCTGGCGTTGGTCTCGTCGGTGTCGTTCTCCTCGCCGGTCACGGCGATGACGGCCTCGACGTTCTCGTAGATCGCGGCGATGATGGCGTCGAGGTTGACGCCGCCAGCAAAGTCCGTGGAGACGTAGTACCGGGCGCGGAACTCATCGTCCGTCTCGGTGTTGCGCCCGCCCTCGAACGACGCGGCGTTCGTAACCGACGTGACGCCGGTCTTCGGGTTGGTGATAATGGTAATCATGCCGGCGTCCGTGTTCCCGTCAGGTCCGGCCACCACAGCGGAGGCCGGGAGCGTGATGCTGCCATCAAGGATGACGCCAGACTGAAGTGTGATGTACTGCTGCCCCGCGATGGTCTCCGCAAGGTAGCCCTCCGGGACCTCCGTGCCTACCTCGCCGGTGAAGGTGAGGTAGCCAACGGCTTTCTGCGCCCCGAGCAGCCGTAGGCCGATTGCCCGTCCAAGGTTGTACAAGCTGTGGCCTACCGCCGTGTCTACGAACCGGCTGTTGTAGACATCTTCGAGGGTGGAGAACAGGAGGTTGAGCATCCAAGCGTAAATCCGCAGGAAGATACCCAGCGGAGAGCGCACGGTCAGGTTGGCTTTGGAGCCGAACAGCTCACGCGCCTTGTATTCAAGCGCGTCCAGCAGCTCTGCGTAGGTGGGGCGTCTGAAACCGGCGTCAGTCAGGCCCCAGTCTGTGGTTTTCGCCATTATGCTGTCACCTCCAATGTTATTATGGTCTCTTTCGTTACGAGCATCGCAGTGAAGGCCACGGAGACGCTCCTGCCGTCATAGGAGACGGTCATTGAATCAATCCGGGAGACGTCCGGTTCCTGAAAAATGGCCTCCCGCATGATTTCCTTGATTTCTTCCTCGTCCACGTCATTCTGGTTGACACCGAGAATCCGTTCATAGTCGGTGCCGTGAACGGAATCTGCGAAGAACTCAGCCTTCCACGTCAGCAGGGCGTGTCGGACGTTCTGGACCGTGGTGTCACGGTCAAAAATCTTCGTGAAGTGGCCTTCCTCGTCCAGCACCAAGTCGCGGGTCTCAGGGTCAATCAGCAGGGTCATATTTTCCATGCGCCGCCACCTCCTATACAGGCTGCCCGGTCATGCCGCCGGAATCGCCCGGATGGGTGTGGTGCGCTCCGCTGACGCGCTCCTCAGCCACGATGTCCTGTGAGGCCGTGATTTTACCCTCCACGTGGACGTCGCCCTTGATTTGCACCTCGCCCTTCGTGACGGCGACGTAGACGCTGCCGTCATCCGTTGCGAGGACAAGTGCTTCGCTGGGGAGGCCCTGCACCGTGTAGCCGCCCGCCACGATGCCACCGACAAACACCGCGTCGGTTGTGGCGTGGTTGCGTTCGGTGAGCGGCTGGGCCTCCTTCGCGCCACTCACAGTGCTGTCCATGTCGTGGTCGAGGTAGAGCACCACGCCCACATCGCCCGCCTTAATCCACGGGCGAATGATGAACCCGCCGCTGCGGGTGCAAGCGACGGGGATGCTCAGGATGGGCGGCTGGCTCTCATACTTGCCGTTCTGCAAGTGCTTGGACAGGGGCTGGACGTCAACCGTCATCTTGGCGGGGTCGAACGCCGTGACCGACACGACTGCCGCCACGCAGATGGATTCAGCCAGCCGCCGGTCATGGATTTGCTGGTAGTTATAGGGCTTTACATTCGGCATCGGCTCACCTCCTAATACGGCCTCAGCTCCATCGAGGTCTCCCAGTCGCTGGTCCTGCCGCCGCTGTGCTTGCCTTCCACGACAATAAAGCGGCCATTCAGGTCAGCCGACTGGATTTTGATGACCTCTGCGGTAGCCACCCGGTAATTGAGCAGACAGGAACGGGAGATGGTGTCCTCATCCCGGTCCTCGCCTGTGGTCTGAGAGTTCAGGTCGGTCTCCACGGGAATCTGCACTTTCTCCTCATCGGCCCGGAGCAGCCCGTTGGCCGGTGTGAGCGTCAGGCCGTTGTCGATGCCGTCATCGGCCTTGGTAATGTAGATTTGCCCGGTAGTCCGTATGATAAAGCGGCTCTTGCACTCGTTCACCACGATCTCCGTCAGCACCTGCTTCAGATTGCCCCGGCAGACCCGGCCACGCGGATAGCTCACATCGGTGGTCAGCTCGCATTTCGAGACCTCGACGCCGAAGATGTTCAGCAGGTCTTTCACGATGGCTGACGCCTTGGAGTTCTGCACGTAGGTCTTGTTGATGAGCTTGCCGAGAATCTCGTCGGCGCAGGGCTGGACGGTCAGCGTGGAGGTCCAGTCCGTGTTGGACTGCTTGTGCTTCAAGCCGACCACTTTTCCAATCAAAATGCAGCCAACATCGCCCTCGTACCCGGCGTTCAGGATAACCGGGTCATTCTTCTTGATGTTGGCGCGTGTGTTCGCGGAGAGGTTCGTCACCGTCACCGTCGCCACCGGCGGCTCATCGCTGTCATCAAACGGGATGCTGAACTTGAAGTCCAGCTCGCCGAGGGTGTACTTCTTGTTCCCGATGACCAGCGTGGCCTCCCGAATCCAGAACGCCATCTCACTCCACCCGCCTTTCGTAGAGGTAGAGCTTTACTTCCTTGCCGAAGTTCTCAGGCGTCACCTCGGAAATCTCCTCGCCGGTAATGCAGACGGGTATGATGACCGGCAGCGGGAACCGCTCGTCTTCCACAACGTTGAACAGCGCCCTGCCATACCGGATGATTTCTCCGAACACAAGTACGTCACCGTTGAGGTCGAGAAGGTCAACGGTGAAGAACTTCCCGACCTCGTTGTACTTGACGGTGAACGTGTACGTCTTATCCGTCAGCTTGATAGAAAAAGAGTACGGCACCTTCGACACGTCGATGTCGATGTACTCAACGTCTTCGTTCAGGTCAATCAGTTGCAGCGCCATACTCCATCATCTCCTTATCCTGCTGCCAGACCGTCGTAGCCGCCCGTGCTCCGCGTCAGCGGGGCAGAGCTGCTCGGCGTGTCGTATGCCTCCCTGTAACGCTCCGCGCTTGCAGAGCTGACCGATTGCAGGGAGGCGGTGGTCATTCCCATGCTGGCGGTTTTCGCCAACTGCTGGTTGTCCGTCTTGCCGGCGTCCTGACTGGACATCAGGACTTCGGAATCCATCGGCACAAACTCAGACGATACCAGCTTTACCTGTTTCAGCGTGGCCGAGAAGGACGCGCCGTTTCGGTTCTTGTAGCTGCGGTCAAACTTCAGGCTGGTGAACACGAGGTTCGCCATGCGGGTCACGCCGGTGTACGTGATGATGTCACGGGATTCCCGCATGGCCTTCAGTGCGTTGATGGCGCTGTCACCGCCCACGATGGTGCCTGAAATCGTAAGTTGGCCCGCAGCGTTGTTCACGTGGTCGTTGATGTCAGCCCCATCCTCCACCGGGTTGGAGGTCACGGAGCTGCTGTAGCTCTCGCTCTCTTTCTCGACCACGCCGTTTTCAAAAGGCACGAAACGGACCGTTCCGCCCTTTCGCCCGGTGAGCGTATAAGCCATTTCGACACCTCCTTAGAAGGAATACTGGTTCTTCAGGGACATCTGCTGCAACTCCTCCTCGCGGAACTCGTCGTACAGCTCACGGACGGTATCGCGCAGAGAATCGCGCATATTGTCCACGGTTTCCTCGGAGACTTCGCCGTACACGTTGACCGTGATGGCCGGCGCAAAGGCCGGCGCGGGAGAGCCGCCGTCCGTGGGGAAGTCCGGGTCGCCAGTGTCTATGTCAACCGGCTGCGGCCTATCACCAGAGCCGCCCTCGTCGCCCGCAGGGGCGGGCTG